CACTTCTTCATTGATAGATTCCTCCTGTATAGCTGCCAGCCGCTGAGCCGCCATGTCCTTTGGAAGCACAGCGGCTGGCTTGTTTTGTGGTTACTTCACCTTCAGAGCAGCGATGGCGTTCCTGTCAAGGAGCTTTGCATCCACACGCTGGCTCATGATGTACGCCACCTGGCCCTGCTGGGCATGCACCTCAGTCAGGCGCTTGATGCGGCGGTGCTTGCGGTCACCGATGACGAAGTGCTTGAAGTCACCGAAGAGAATGGGTGGTTTACCACTGTCGATGGCAGGCATGGACGGGCTGGTAATCACCCTATGACTGAAGATGCACAGCGGAATGTTCTTCTTCAGGTTCTCGTACCAGATGTACTGTCCTTCGCCGGTACGCAGCTTGAATAGTTCGCGCAGCGTGCTGTCATGCATGAGGAGGACTGCTCCCTTTCGGTATTTCGGAGGAATGGCATGCTTCAGCTCCAGCAGGTCATCCGTGCTGATCGCTCCTACCTTCTCCGTGAGAATCTCCCGGTCCAGCTGGTGGATAATGCCCAGCGGCTTGGCAACACCATCACCGCAGAGGAACGCTTTCTCCTCCGCCTCACCGATGCGCTGTGCAAACTGATCGATGATGAACTCTTCCAGATCGAATACACTGTCCTCCAGCAGTTCATCCGATACACGGATGCTGGTAGCGACCTTATGCGCTCCGAGCTTCACCTCGTCAAACTCGGCTGCGACGATCGGGAACTCGCCCTCCTCGGGGATCCAGTCGGCAGCGCCAATACCCTTACCGATGGGGAACGTCATAGTTCGCTCGGTCTGCATGACGGTACCCAGTTTGCGCATGACGTTCTTCTCCGCCATCGCCTGCACGATGCGGCGCTCAAATTCATCGGGCACCAGGTAGCCTCCTTCACCATCGGAACCCTCGCGCAGGGTGTTGCAGGTGGTGCCCAATTTCAGGAATCCGTCATACGCCTTCGCATACATCGGATTTGCCAGCGTAGGCACTTCCTTGGGCGGGATCTTTCCATTCTTCAGCTGGTCCAGACGCAGTTCGGCGTCCTTTACTGTCATCGTCTTACTCATAATTCTTTTCTCCTTTCTATTAAGCAACCTGAAGTCCCTTGACGGCATCCGGTACCGTCAGCTTGATGCCGACACGCTCTGCCATCAGGAAACCGACGTGGTCATTGGCAATAAACAGCTGATTCAGCCGCTTGATGCTGCGATCGCCATTGTTGTTAATGTACGCCTGCTTGAAGTCACCGAACAGGATCGGCATGCTGCCGGAAGCAGCGTCGGGCATAGAAGCACAGCGGACGATTCGATAGCCGAAGAAGGTGTCATCCTTTCCCAGCCACAGATTCGTATCCAGCGCAGCACACTGCTTGTACAATGACAACAGCGTATTGTCGTTCATCAACAGCGTGCCGTTACGGCGATGCTTTTCGGGCACGGAGAAGATCAGGTTCAGCACATCCTCGATGGCTACGCTTCCCTCGCTTTCCGTCGTGCAGCCAACCTTCGCCTGATGAATCAGTCCCAGGGGCTTGTCCGTGCCGTCACCTGCAATGAAGGCTTCCTCTTCGCTGACAGCCAGACGTTCCGCAAAGGTGGCTGCCAGGTATGCTTCGATATCGACAGCGGAATCCTTGAGCAGTTCGTTGGTCACGCGGATGATCGCCGCCAGCTTATGGCTGTCCAGATTGACGCGGTCGAAAGTGTCCTTCACCATCGGGATCGGATGCCCTTCAGGCACCCATGCAGCCTTTCCGTGACCGTTGACGATGGGCAGCGCACGGTCGCCGGCGGTGGTCACTTCGGTGCACAGGGGACGCAGTACGCTGAGGGTGTTCATGGCGTTGACCAGCTTCGCTTCCAGACGCCGGGGCAGCAGGTATCCCATGCTATCCAGGGATACGTCGTTGAGTTCGTAACGTTCATGACCGCTTCGCAGATACAGATCGTAGGCACGACGGATATCCTCGACGCGGGTTTCGGGGGTAAGGTTGTTCGTGGTATTCATAAGCGGTTTCCTCCTTATTATCAGGTATCATAGCGCTGCGCAATCTGCTGAAGCAGCACAGCGACCTGTTTGCAGTCGTGCGGGAGATCCATAAATCTCTCGACAATTTCCAGATGCGGCTTCTTCTGCCACACAAAGATGTGGAACGGCGCGCGGATCGTTCTGCCGCCGCAGATTTCCACATCATGATCGCCAAAGTCCCGGTAGATGCAGTTCGCGCCGTCGATACGGTTTACGCACTACTGTTCGCCCAGTTCCTCCAGCAGCTGCCGCTGACAGCGGCTCAGTCCTCTTGCATTCATATAGCTACCTCCATCTTTTTCGGGGATGAGAAAGGAGCGCCGATTGCTCAAGCGCTCCCGATCATCCCGTTTTCATTTCAAAAAGTCATCCTCACTGCTGTCATCCGCGCCGACCTTCAGCCTGCATCGGAAGACTCGCATATTCACACCATTGATTTTGCATTGGTACTGACTGCGGTTCTTGCCATCGGCATCAGTAAAGCTGTCGAACCAGCCTCGACTGACAAAGCCCTTGACAGATTTCGCGTAGCTGAACCCAGCGTCCTCCAGCGCCTTGCGGTATACGCTCTGGATGATGTTCACATGATCTGCTGCAAAGGAGCCGTATCGCGCCAAACCGCTATTTATGTACGAGCGGAAATGCTCGCGATTGGAACCGATCCAGTCCACCGTGAAATCCCATGCACGCTGGATGGAATCCTCCGGCTGCAGCTGTGCGTTGTTTTCCAGCAGTTCCATGCCCAATTTGATCGCCTGTTCCCATGCTGAGTCTTCCGTCAGCGAGAACACAGACAGGCTGGCAAGATAGTCACCCAGACACAGCAGCGCGATGTTATCGAAATGCACGCCCGGTTCGCCTCCGTACAGCATGTCGTACTCCTTGTACAGTCGGTTTTGCATATTCCGGTACAGTTCGTCCAGCGTATTCTCCTCCGACAGAATCTCTTCCACAAGGTATTCGATATACCGTTTGCCTGCATGACCGTAATTCCTCTCGCTGATCTGGTGCAACTCCCGGGCAGTGCTTTCATCGGCAATGGGTCTGCCGTATAGTTCCAGCACGCGGGAACCGACGCCGTCCATGCTGTTTTCGCGGATCAGCGGCATCTCTCCGGTGGAGAGGATGATGTTGCGCCATTGCAGCGTTTTCTGAAGTCCACCGTTTTTTGCGCCGCGCAGCTTGCCGAAGCCGTTGCCCAGGCTGTAGACGATGGATTCCACCGTCATCCTCTTCTCCGCCAGCGCCTGCAGTTCATCCAGCCCCAGCGGCAGGTGCATCATGGCGGCACAGCTACGTTCCAGACCGACCGCCGTTGCATGATAGCTGGTCAGCAGTTTCACTGGATCGCCCCACACTGACAGCGCCAGCTTCAGCGTTGCGGTCTTGCCGCCCCGGGAATCATGCCATACATGCGTCAGGAACACACGGTGCTTCAGCCAGTGCAGAAGCGGCGATGCAAACGAACCGGCAAGGATCGCCCGGGAGATGTTTCCAGCTCGCACGGTTTCGGCAGCTTTCAGCCATGCCTCCTGTGTTCCTTCCTGTATAAGACCGCCGATCATCTGCGAGACGCTGGCGGCGTCGGTTTCCAGTTCCATTTCTCCGTCCATTCGGTAGGGATAGAATTCCTTTCCGACCCAGCCGATGCGGTCGATGGAACGGATGCATGGAATGCAGTTGTTGTTTTTGGCTTCATAGGCAGCCAGATAGCTGACCATGTCCTCCGCATTGCCTGAATTCACCGGAAGGCCGCTGTCCGCATACCGGATCAGCTGTGTTTTGTTGAGCGCCGCCGAACGCGAGATGCGGATGGCCTTCATTCTGCCGTTTCGCCGAAAGGTAATCTCCAGCTTTTCCTGACTATCGTCCACATTTTCCAGCTTGCGAGTGATTACCACCGGCTCCGACGCCACCTGGATCATGACCGATTCGCCAAATGCCAGCGCTGTCTTTTGGATTCCCTCATTCAGTGAAACTGAGAATCCATCCGGCTCTACCGCGCCATGCAGCTCCAAATCAGGCAGGCTGATCGGCCCGCCTTTGATCACATCAAACTCAGCAGCTTTCGTTCTCTCCGCTTCTGCCTGATGGATGACGGCACGCTCAAAGTCCCGGAGGGAGACACCCAGCCGCCGCAGGCGCAGTTTGAACTTTCCGTACTCACCGGGCAGTTTTTCCTTTGCATACGCCATGAGGGAGCGAGTATCCTCAGCAAACACATCCTCCGCTGTCAGGTTCTTCTCCATCAGCTGATGCACGCGCTCTTCCTTCGTGTAAAGAGAGAACACCACCGGCGCCTTCACGCCACAGCCGCCTGCCGGGCAGTCAAATCCGAGGCATTCTCTGATGTAC